ACCTTTTTTTCGCGCGCGCAGGTTGAGGGGGTGGGGGGGTAACGATGGCGGGGCCGGCACCGAAGCCTGCCGAGCTGAAGCTGCTCGAGGGCAACCGCGGACACCGCCCGATCAACCTCGACCAGCTGTTCCGGCCCGAAGTCGGCGTGCCCGATGCGCCTCGGTGGCTGTCGAAGGAAGCGCGCAAGGCCTGGCGCCGGCTGAGCAAAGAGCTGCAGCGCTACAACCTGTTGAGCAAGGTCGACCGCGACGCCTTTGCGTTGCTGTGCCAGACCATCGGCCGGCTTGAAATCGTCGAGCGCTCGATCGCCGGCAAGCAAGCGGCTCTGCTGGCCGACAGCGGTGACCCGGCCGACGCGCTGATGGACACCACGCCCAACGGCCTGCGCGTTCAGTCCGCGCTGTATCAGATCCTCAACCGCGAGCAGGACAAGCTCCACCGTCTGCTCGAGAGCTTCGGCTTGCGCCCCGACGCGCGCGCCAAGGTCACCACCGCCATTCGCGCCCAGCTCACGCTGTTCGAGGGTGGCGCAACGCACGGCACGCCTAGCCAGGCCGACCCGCCGCGAGACTTCGGCTCCTTCGTCTGATGTACGACGCTTATCTCACCCGCGCGACGAGCTACGCGCGGCGCGTGATCGCGGGCGAAGAAGTCGCCGGCCGCCTGGAGCGCCTGGCCTGCCAGCGCTTCCTGCGCGACCTCGATCGCCAGGGCACGCCCGAGTTCCCCTACGTCTTCGACGCTGCCGCCGGTGGCCGCGCGTGCCACTTCATCGAGCTGCTGCCGCACATCAAGGGCGAGTGGGCCAAGCCGGTGTACATCGACGGCAAGGTCTGCTACGCCAAGATCCAGCTCGGCGACTGGCAGGTCTTCAACGAGCTGCAGCTCTTCGGCTGGAAGCACCGCGACACCGGCCTGCGCCGCTTCCGTCGCAGCTACGAAGAGATCGCGCGCAAGAACGCCAAGAGCACGCGCGTCGCCGCCCGCCTCCTGTACCTCCTGGTGGCCGACGGCGAGCCCGGCGCGCACTGCTACAGCGCAGCCACCACTGGCGACCAGGCCCGCGAAGTGTTCGACGTTGCCCGCAACATGGCCCTGCGCGAGCCCGCGTTCCTCTCGCGCTTCGGCGTCGATGTCGGCAAGCACGACATCACCCTGCCCAGCAGCGCCAGCAGCTTCAAGCCGCTCAACGCCGAAGGCAGCACGCTCGACGGCCTGAACCTGCACGCCGGCAGCGTGGACGAAGTGCACGCCCACAAGACCCGCGCCGTCTGGGATGTGCTCGACAGCGCCACCGGCGCGCGATCGCAGCCGCTGCTCAGCGCCATCACCACCGCCGGCACCGACCGCTCCGGCATCTGCTACGAGCTGCGCGACTACACCATCAAGGTCCTCGAAGGCGTGGTCGACGACGAGTCCTGGTTCGGCGTCATCTACACCATCGACGACGGCGATCTCTGGCACGACCCCGCCGTCTGGCGCAAGGCCAACCCCAACCTCGGCATCAGCGTCAAGCTCGACGACATGGAGGCCGCGTGCCGCAAAGCCCTGGCGCAGCCCAGCGCCGTGGCGAACTTCCTCACCAAGCGCCTGAACATCTGGGTCAACAGCGCGCAGGCCTTCATGGACATGGTCGCCTGGGAGCGTTGCGCCGACACCGATCTGCGCCTGGACGACTTCGCCGGCGAGCCCTGCTGGATCGGCATGGATCTCGCCGAGAAGCGCGACTTCGCGGCCCTGTGCCTCGTCTTCCAACGCGGCGACGTGGTGTACGTCTTCCCGCGCCTGTACCTGAACGAAGCCGCCGTCGAAGAGAGCGGCAACGCTCACCTGCAAGGCTGGGCCCGCGCCGGCCACGTTGCCATGACCGAAGGCAATGCCACCGACTTCGACGTCATCGCCAACGACCTGCGCAGCTACTGCACCCGCTTCGACGTGCGCGAGATCCCGTTCGATCCCGCGCTGTCACGCTACTTCGCCACCAAGCTGGTCGAAGAGGGCCTGCCCCTGGTGGAGATCCGCCAGGCGCCCATGTTCTTCACCCAACCGCTGACGCACCTGGAGAACCTTGTGCTCGAGAACAAGCTGCGCTTCGACGGCAACCCGGTCTTCACCTGGATGGTCAGCAACATCGAAGTGCAAACCAGCAAGTTCAACGGCCTGAAGCAGCCCACCAAGGCCCGCGCCGAGAACAAGATCGACGGCCCCATCGCCATGCTCCTCGCCCTCGGCCGCCTCATGCACGGCAGCGAGGAGTTCATCACCGTCGAAGACCGCTTGGCCGTCGTCTGACATGAACCCGCACCTGTACAACGTCGTCATGCTGGCGGCCTGGCTGCTCGTGAGCGTCGGCGCCGGCTTCGTGTACCTGCCGGCTGGGCTCATCGTCGCCGGCGTGAGCCTCGTGCTCATCTTGCTGCTCACGCTCGCGCTGGCTCGCCGCGGCTGGCTGCGCACCGCACCGCGCGTCTGATGTTCGCCTCCGCGCAACTGCTCGCCGGCGAGGCGCAGCACGGCCCTGCCGACGACTTTTGGTACACCGCGCTCGGCACGCCCGCCATTGCCGGATCGCGCGTTAACCAAGTCACCGCGCTGCAACTCAGTTGGGTGTGGAAGTGCGTCAAGGCCATTGCCGAGACCGTATCCATGCTGCCGCTGCCCACCTACCGCCGGATCGCCCGCGGCAAGGAGCGCGTGCCCGATCACCCCATCGCCCGCTTGCTCGAGTACCCCAATCCATGGCAGACCGGCCTGCAGTGGCGAGAGATGATGCAGGCGCACGCGCTCATGCGCGGCAACGGATACAGCGAGATCGTGCTCGACGGCGCCGGCCGCTACGATCGCCTGGTCCCGCTCCACCCCGACCGCACCACCGTCGAAGTCTTGCCCAACGGCCTGCCGCGCTACCGCACGCAAGATGCCAATGGTCGCGAGCGCGTGCTCGTCTTCGGCGAAATCATTCACCTGCAAGGTTTCAGCGTGGATGGCTGGGAGGGACTGAACCCCATCCGCGAGCAGCGCGAGGCTATCGGCGCTGCTATCGCCGCGCGCGACTACGGCTCGCGCTACTTCGGCAACAGCGCCCGCCCGCCCACCTGGATCGAAGCGCCGCAGAAGTTCAAGGACGATGTTGCTCGCCGCCAGTGGGTGCAGGACTTCAAGGCCGCCTACGGTGGCAAGAACACCGGCACTACGCCCGTGCTCGAAAACGGCATGAAGCTGCACGCCCTCGGCGTCAACAACACCGACGCCGAGTGGCTCGGCTTCGTCAACGCCAGCGCGATGGACATCGCCGGCATCTTCCGCGTGCCGCCGCACAAGATCGGCATCCTATCGGAAGCCAAGTGGGCCAACATCGAGCACCAGCAGATCGATTGGGTCACCGACACCGTCCTGCCCTGGTGCCGCCGCTGGGAGGCTACCCTTCAGCGCGACCTGTTCTTCGGCGATGGTTTCTTCCCGGAGCACCTGGTTGACATGCTGCTGCGTGGTGATACCCGCAGCCGCTATGAAGCCTACGGCAAGGGCATCCAAGATGGCTGGCTCTTGCGCAACGAAGCGCGAGAGAAAGAGAACCTGAATCCCATCGACGGCCTCGACGAGCCGCTTGAGCCCATGAACATGGCCCCCGCCGGCAGCCGCCGTGCCGCGCAAGAGCGAGGCGAGTCGCCGCAGAGCAATGCCGCCGCACAGCCGTCCGCACTCGACGCGCGAAGCCTCGCCATTCAGACGGCAGCCGCCGAGCGCATCGCGCGCAAGGAAGCCGCTGCGCTGCAGAAAGCCATGCGCGCCGCAGACGTGCCCGCTGCGATCGACGCCAGTTTCGGCGAGCCGCATGCCCGCTTCGTCGGCGAGGTGCTTGTGCTCGACGCCGAGCGCGCCGCGGCCGACGCGCGTGCCGCAGCCGAGACGGCCAAGCAGATGCACGGCGCTGGCCAGCTCGCCGCCGCCACGGTCGAAGACTGGATGCATATGCGCGTGCCGCAACTGCTCAAGCTCGGCACCGAGCCCGACAAGCCGGTCACCGCGCGCGAGATGCTGGGCTTGGTGCGCGCCGTCGCGCAGCGCAATGTGCAACTCGAAGTCAAGCAAGGCCCCGTCAGCTTCACCGCCGGCGATGTCATCGTGCCCGAGCGCGAGCTCAAGGTGCAGGTCGACGCGCCCATCACCGTCGAGTCGCCCGATGTCACCGTGAACCAGGGCGCCGTGCACGTCGCGGCGCCTGACGTGCGGGTCGAAGCGCCCATCACCGTTGAAGCCAAGGCCGCCGCACCCGAAGGCGTGATGCAGATGCAGATCGTCTCCATGCCCGAGCGCGTGACGCAATCCACCATCGAGCGCGATCCGCGAGGCCAGATCGTGACCTCGCACCAGACCGAAAAGGATGCCTGACCCATGAGCATGTCCAACGCCGCCGAGACGGCACTGCTGAACCTGCTGTTCTTGAACACCGACTGGGCCAACATTGGCGATGCGGGCGGCCTGCAAAACAGCGCCACCGCAGGGGACTTTCACGTCCGTCTGCACACCGCTGATCCCGGCGAGGCTGGCGCTGGCGACACCAGCGAAGTGTCGTACACCGGTTACGCGCCCGTGGCCGTGCCGCGATCTGGCGTCGGCTGGACGGTCACCGGCCCCACCGTCCAAAACGCCGCCACCATTCAGTTCGGCGAATGCACTGCCGGCAGCGCCACCGCCACGCACTTCAGCGTCTGCTCAGGCAGCGGTGCCGGCGCGCAAATCATCGTCAGCGGCGCGCTCACCGCCGCGCGCTCCATCAGCGCCGGCATCACTCCGCTGTTCAATCCTGGTCAACTCACGGCCACGGTGGACTGATGATCCGCTCGCCGCGTGACGTATCCAGTGCCTTCGATGAAGGCCGCGTGCACCGCCAGCGCTTCTTGAAGAACGCCGGCTCTGCTGGCGACAACCACTGGCAGGACTGGTCGTATGCCTCCGGCCAGCCCGCGTATGACGCGCGCATCGGCGACGCACTCACGCTCACGCCCATCGTCGCGGCGGCCAACGATGCGATCTTCTTTCCGCCTGTGGCCGCGCCGCAGACGCGCCATCTCTGCGGCCTGAGCGTGTACGTCACATCCGGCGGCACCGGCCAGCTCGCGGTCGAGTTCGAGATGTACGACCTGCTGGCCGTGTATCCGCTGATCGACGGCGACAACACAGACCCGCAGGCGATGGAGAACGCGCTACCGCTGCCGCGCTACGCGGATGGCATGGGCGTGCGCGCCGTGCTCGTCAATCACATCGCCCCCGCGCTCGCCGCCGGCAGCCCGATCGTCATCGATTACACCGACGCAGTAGGCACCGCGCGCAGCCTCACCGTGTACAGCGCCGTCTTCGGGGCCGGCAAGGCGTCTTTCTCGATGCAGACCACCGGCGCGTCCACGGGCGCCCTGTACCTGCCCACCGATGGCCCCGGCGTGCGCAGCATCGACAGCATCACTTTCACCACCGCCCCCGGCGGCCTGTGGGCTGTGTACATGGTCAAGCCCATCGCTCGCGTCAACTGGCGAGGCGGCCTGGCCGGCGTCACGCAGACCGTCTTCTCCGAGCGCGATCTGTGCGCGGTCGATTCCTTCAACCTGCCGCGCGTGCTTGATGGTGCGCACCTCGGGTTCTTCTACATGCCCAACGGCAGCGCCCGCACTGTGGCGATGTTTGGTCAGGCGACCTTCATCTGGGGATAGAGCCGCATGCTCACTTCGCTCAACGCCATCATCAACGCACTGGCCGCCGGGCAGCGCTGGCGCACCGACTTCAACAAGATTACCGGCGGCTCTGCCTACACCGCCGGCCGCGCGTATGACATGAGCGCTCTGGCCGGACACCCCGTGGCCAATGCCTGGGCCGGCACCGCACTGAACTTCATCGAGTGCGACGAGGCCGCCGGCAACGGCACGCAGATCTTCGGCATCCGCCACGGCGGCAACGTCACGCCCGACGTGAAGCATGTGCTGAACATGGGCGCCATCGCCACGGCGGCCACCGGCATCCCGAGCACCCTGCTGCTGGTGGACATCGAGGGCTATTGGCCAGGCATCTCCAACAACACAACGGCTACGCAAACGCTTGTTGGCACGCCGTCGCTGCGCGCCACCGACGGGCAGGGGCTTCGGCTGTACTGGGTGCAGACTACGGCCGCCGGCGCTACAGCGCAGAACTTCGCGCTCAGCTACACAGATCAGGCTGGCAACACTGGCAACACCCTGCCGGTCACGGTGGCCATGACGGCCTCGGCTATCGTCGGCCACATCAGCCACTCGGGCGTCGCAGCCAACAACTACACGCCCTTCCTGCCGCTCGCATCGGGCGACTACGGCGTTCGCAATGTCGCGTCCGTCCAATTCAGCGCAGCCAACACCGGCACCGGCGCGCTCGTGCTCGCCAAGCCGATCATCGAGATTCCGCTGGGCGTCGTTTCGCTGTACCACAACAAGGACATGCTCTCCCAAGTGCCCAGCCTGCCAGTCATCCCCGACGGCGCGTGCCTGGCCTTCATCCTCATAGCCGGTGGCGCCGTGGCGGCCTCCACCACCTTCGCCGGCCACCTCGAGATGGTGTGGGACTGATGGCGCTCTGGCCCAACAATCGGCGCGATCTGCTGGGACTGTTTCCGACCAATCATGTCGGGCTCGCCGGCCAAGCGCAGCAGCCCATTGTTCTGCGCCAGAGGCAAGTTGCGCTGTTTGCCAACGCGCAGCTCAGCAACACCTCGAGCATTCCCGAGGGCGCATTCGGCGGGCGCGCGTGCGTCCTTGCGCCCCTCGTCGCCGGCGGCATGGCCGCGGCCAACGACGCCGACGACATCCGCCTTGACGGCGCCGCGAACGTGCTGTCGGGCGGCCCCATGTCCGGCGCGGCAGCCGTGTCCATCACCGCCTCGGGTTCGGCCGCGCTCATCGTCGGCCTGTCTGGCGATGCCACCATCGTGCTGCAAGGCAATGACGCGCTGCTGTCGCTCACCATTGGCCTGGATGGCGCCGCCGCGTTCAGTTTCACGGGCAATGCCTCCAACCTCGGCCTCATCGTGCCATTCGGCGGCGCGGCTTCGATCAGTCTCACCGGCACCGCAGACCTGCGCGGCCTGCTATCGCTGTCCGGCGCCTCCACGCCCTACGCCGAGCTCAGCCCGCAGAATCTGGCCGTCGCCGTCTGGGAGCGCATCATTGAGGCAGGCTTCACGGCAGAGCAGATCCTGCGCCTCATTGCCGCGCATGCCGCCGGCGCTGCCACCGGCCTGGAGGGCAGCAACCCACAGTTCACCGGACTGGACGGGATCACGGTGCGTATCGACGGCACCTACAGCGCCGGCACGAGGACGATCGATGCGCTCGACGGGGACTGATGCATGGCCACGCAGGGCCGGTGGCTGGGCGACTGGCCGGGTGCTTGGTGGGGCAGCAGCGGCGGCAGCGACCCCGGCTCGCTCAGCGGCCACGCCAGCATCAGCATCAGCGCTTCCGGCAACCTGCAAACGATCGGCTCGCCCGCACCGAAGCTTCCTTTCCCTGGCTACGGCACCTTCATCCCGCCCAAGCGCCGACGCGTCGTTGAAGAAGACGAGGCGCTGTTGTTGATGGAACTCATCTGAGAGCCGCCACCATGATCCACCTGCTTGACGCTATCTACTCGCGCCCGTGGGCGCTGCATCCGATCACCATGGCGCTCATCCTCCAAGTGGCGGAGCGCTGGGCCAGCGGCGTGCGCCTGTCGGCCGAGGAGGTGCAAGCCGCCGTCGGCGACGCGCCGCAAACCAACGCTGCGCGCGCGCAGGCCGCGGCTGCCAGCGGCGGCGGCAGCGTGGCCGTGATCCCGGCCTACGGCATCCTCACGGCGCGGCAGTACGCGGTGGAGAACAGCAGCTCGCCGCTCACCAGCAGCGAGCGCCTTGGCATGCGCGTATCGGCAGCGGCAGCCGATCCAGAGATCGGCGCCATCGTCATCGACTTCGATACCCCGGGCGGCGATGCCATGGGTGTCAGCGAGGCCAGCGCGCGCATCACCGCAGCTGCGCAGATCAAGCCCGTCATCGGCGTCGTGAACAGCCAGGCGGCCAGCGGCGGCTACTGGCTGGCCAGCCAATGCAGCGAGCTCGTGATGGCGCCCGACAGCATGGTGGGCAGCATCGGCGTGCGCATGGCTCACGTCGATGCCAGCAAGTACTACGAGTCCAAGGGCCTGCGCATCACGCACATCCACTCCGGCAAGTACAAGGTGGAGGGCGCAGACACCGGCCCGCTCAGCGACGAGACGCGCAGCTACTTGCAAGCCATGTCCGATGAGCTCTACGCCAGCTTCACCAAGGCCGTCGCCAAGGGCCGCAACCTGCCGCTTGACACCGTGCGCGGCGCTGCCTTCGGCGAGGGCCGCATGCTGCTGGCCAAGGACGCCGTGGCTGCCGGCATGGCCGACCGCATCGACACGCTCGAAAACACCATCGCGCGATACGCCAAGAAGCGCAACCAGAAGGGCATGAGCAGCAACGCCCGCGCCCGCGCCCTGGCGATCGCCGCACGCCTACCCGCGGGGCCTGACAGAGCCCTTGCACAGCGGCCGTCCGAAGACGGCGCGCTGGGCGGCCCCACGGCCGCATCTGTCGCTTCAACCACCGCAAAGGAACCCTCACCATGAACAAGCGACTCCAAGCGCTCCTGCAGCGCCGCGCGGCGGCCGTGGCCGCCATGAACAAGATTCACACCGACGCCGGCGACGCCGCGCTCACCGCCGAGCAGCAAGCCGCTTTCGACGCCTCGCAGGCCGAAGTGGCTGCGCTCGACGGCGACATTGCCCGCGTCAAGGCCGCCATCGAAGCCGAGCGCGGCAGCGCGCTGGCGCTGCCCGCGAACGCCCGCCTTGAAGCCGGCCGCGATCTGCGCGCCGACGATCCCACGCACGGCTTCGCCAGCATGGCCGAGTTCGTGCGCGCCGCGCACGCGCAGCAGATCCTCGGCCAGGACGACGAGCGCCTGCGGTTCGGCGCCGCCGCCACTACCTACGCCAACGAAGGCAGTCTGGCGGACGGCGGCTTCCTCGTGCCGCCCGAGTACTCGCGCGAGGTCTGGCAGCATTCGCTCGAGGAAGACGCCTTCCTGCCCATGTGCGACGGCCAGTCCATCGCCGGCAACACCATGTCCTACCCCAAGGACGAGACGACTCCCTGGGGCACCGACGGCGTGCGCGCCTACTGGGAGAACGAGGCCGCCGCGGCCACGCAGACCAAGCCCAAGGGCGAAGTCAACACCCTGCGCCTGAAGAAGCTGGTGGCCCTGATCCCGGTGACCGATGAGCTGCAGGCCGATGGCGTGGCCGTGGGCAGCTACATCGCCGGCAAGGCCAGCCAGTCGATCCGCTGGAAGACCAACCTGGCCCTGTTCAGCGGCAGCGGTGTCGGCCAGCCCGAGGGCATCTTCGGCTCCGCCGCGCGCATCGATGTCGCCAAGGAATCCGGCCAAGCCGCCGACACGGTGGTCGCCGCCAACATCGCCAAGATGTTTGCACGCCAGATCCGCAAGAGCGGCGCGGTCTGGATGATCAATCCGGATGTGCTTCCTCAGCTTGTCGTGATGACGCTGGGCGATCAACCTATCTGGACGGCGCCGAACAGCGGCATGGCCGATGCGCCGCTGGGCCGCTTGCTGGGCCTGCCCATCATCGAGTCCGATGTGATGGACACGGTAGGCGACGTTGGCGACATTGGTCTCGTCAACTGGAAATACCAGCGCGCCATCCAGAAGGCCGGCGGCATCGAGACTGCATCGTCCATGCATCTGTACTTCGACCAGAACATGAACGCATGGCGCTTCACGTTCCGCGTCGATGCCAAGCCGGTGCTGACCCAGGCCGTCACGCCGCCCAACAGCAGCAACACCCGCTCGCCGTTTGTCTTCCTGGCCGAGCGCGCCTAACCCATCACTGAAAGGACACAGCATCATGATGCTCAATGCCAAGCCTTCCGAGCTGGTCGGCATCGTCGGCAACATCGACCCCGACGCCTATGCCGCCAGCACCGTTACCACCGACTGGATCGCCGCCAAGGACTACCAGGCCTTCGCGGCCCTCGTCCTGGCCGGCGACCTTGGCGCCGGCGCCACGCTCGACGCCAAGCTCGAGCAGGCGCAAAACGCCAGCGGCACCGGTGCCAAGGACATCACCGGCAAGGCCACCCAGCTCACGCAAGCCGGTACCGACAGCAACAAGCAGGTTGTGATCAACCTGCGCCCCGAAGAGCTCGATGTCGACAACGCCTTCACCCACTTCCGCCTGTCGATGACGGTGGCCACCGCCACCAGCGATTGCGGCGGCATCGTGCTCGGCGTGCTCCCCGCGCGTGGCCCCGCCACCGGCGTGGACGCCGCCACGGTGGACGAGGTCGTCGGCTGAACCTGAACGCAGTTGTCTCCTCCGAGGATGCAAGTCCTCTTCCACGTCCCGCCCGGCATTCCGTCAGCGGGGCGTGATCTTTCAACGGGAGCGCATTCAATGCCCTTCATCAAGTTCACTCAGGACCGAACCACCGTCGAGGCCGAGCCGCAGGTGTTCAAGGCCGGTCAGGTGTACGAGCTGCCCGAGGCCTCGTGCGAGCGGTGGGTGCGCCGCGGCGCGGCCGAGCACTGCAACGAGCGCGTTGCTGTGAGCACGCTGCTGGGTCCCGAGCCGCTCGTCGCGCAAGCGCCTTCGGAGGCCACCACCCGCCGCGGCAAGAAGTCTTCCGCTCTCGCCGGCCCCAACGGCTGACCCTCATGCAACTGCACGGCTTCAGCCTCGTCACGCCGCCGGCGACGGACCTCGTCGTCACGTTGGCCGAGGCCAAGCTCGCGCTGCGCATCGACGGCTCCGACCTCGACGCCGAGCTGACGCGCCTGATCCGCAGCGCCACGCGCCAGGCCGAAACCGAGCTGCGCCGCGCGCTGCTCACCCAGACATGGGTGCTCACGCTTGATGGGTTCCCCGCATGCGGCGCGATCCAGCTTCCTTTCGGCTGCACCAGCGTCACCAGCGTCCAGTACGTCGACGAAGCAGGCGCCACGCAAACACTCGCCGGCACGTCCTATCACGTCGATGTCACGCGCGCTCCCGGCCGCCTCGTGCGCGCAGACAGCGTCACTTGGCCGACTATCGATGTGCGCCCCAACGCCGTCACCGTCACCATCGTCTGCGGCTTCGGTGCCGTGGCCGACGTGCCCGCAGAAGTCAAGGACTGGATCCTTGCTCACGTCGGCGCGCGCCTGCGCAACCCAGAAGCCTACATTGTCGGCACCTCAGCCACGCCCATGCCCGGCCGCTTCATTGACGCGCTGCTCGACGGCTGGCGCCTGATCACTGTATGAGCGTCAACGCCGGCCGCCTCGATCAGCGCATCACGCTGCAGGAGCCCGTGCAAACGCGGCAGCCATCGGGCGAGGTCACCAAGGCCTGGGCCGACGTGGCCACCGTCTGGGCCAGCGCCGACCCCAAGCGTGGCGCCGAGTATTTCGCTGCTCTGCAGATGCAGGCCGAGGGCCCCGTGATGTTCCGCATCCGCTGGCGCTCCGGCGTGCTGCCCACTTGGCGAGTCATCTGGCGCAGCGCGAACTACGACATTGCCAGCCCGCCGGTCGATGCCTACGGCATGAAAGAATCGCTCGACCTGTACTGCGTCACCGGGGTGCGCGATGGCCGGTGAACTGATCCGCCTGACCGCAAGCACGATCGCCGTCAAGAAGGCCCTGCGCGAGCTGCCCAAACAGTTGCGCCGCCGCGCGCTGCGCAACAGCCTGGCAGCGGCCGGCCGCGTGTTCCGCGACGAAGCGCGCCGCCGCGCGCCCGTGCTCAAGGTCTCCACCTACGCCGGCCGCTCGGCACTGCAGCGGGGCATCCGCGCCATCGGCACGCTGCGCCGCGCCATCAGCGTGCGCACCAGCAAGCGCGACACGCGCAACGGTGACGTGGGCGTATTCGTCAACGTGCGCCCGCTCAAGGGCGGCAGCGCGCGCAACCCCAAGGATCCGTTCTACTGGCGTTGGCAGGAGTTCGGCTGGCAGCCCGCCACCGGCCCGCGCCGCGGCGGCAGCCGCGCCGTGCGCCGCGCAGACGCCCGCCCCGGCACCGGCGCTCGCAAGCCCGGCGCCTTCTTCCTGCGCGGCGCCACCGGCAAGTCCTCCGAGGCCCTGCGCGCCTTCGAACAAACCTTCGCGCCGCAGGTGCAGCGCTTCCAGCAGGGGCTGCGGTGAGCGTCGAGAGCGACTTCGTCGCCAGCATGCTCTCGCACGCGCCTCTGGCCGCGCTCATCGGCGACCGCCTCGTGCCCGACAAGGTCGAGCAGGGTGCGCCGCGGCCGTACATCGTGTACGTCGTCGAACGCGAGCCCGAGTACCTGCTGGACAGCGCGCTTGCCACCACGCGCTACCGCTTCCGAGTGCAGTGCTGGGGTGACACGCGCACTCAGTGCGAGCAGGTGGCCGACGCGCTCGAGGCAGCCATGCAGGCCAGCACGATGGAAGATGGCGGTCTGCTCACCGAGACACGCGACACCATCGCCGAGCACAACCTCGATCTCGAAGGCACCGAGATCGCCTTCGACTTCTGGCAGGACGCATAGTGCCACTTCACCTTTCCCCCCCAACCCACCGGCCACGGCCGGTTCTTCTCCTGAAAGGAAAACCTCATGGCAACTTACATCAAGGGCCGCGGCATTCGAGTGGAAGTCGCCACGGCTTTGGCTGCGGCCGTCACCGATGCCAGTGACATCACCCAAGCCAATCCGGGCGTGGTCACACGCACCGCGCATGGCTTGGCCAACAACGCTGTCGGGTACTGGGACACGATGGTTGGCATGGAGCAAATCGAAGACCAGGCGTTCCGTATCAAGAACGTGACCGCCAACACCTTCGAGATGCAGGGTCTGAACACCAGTCTGATGACCGACTTCACGTCCGGCTCGTACTACATCGGCACCACGTGGGCCACCATTGCCGAGTCCACCGCGTTCAACGTGCCCGACGCAGCGACCGAGGATCTCGACGCGACGACCCTGCTCGATGTGATCGACGTGATCGAGGCTGGCAACCTGGCCGCGCAGCCCATCACCATTCCGGCGCTGGCGCGCGAAGTGCCCTCTACCGGCATGATCTACATCGAGGAGTCGGCACGCATCTCGCGCAAGGTGCTGCTTCGCATCACGCTGCAAGGCGGCGGCGTGCGCGTGTACTACGGCACCCCGTCGGCGCCCGGCGAAGACGTGCAGGCCAAGCAGCTCGGCCGTGGCACGTTCTCGGTCAAGGGTCGCGGCCTGTACCTCAAGCTGCCGGCATGAGCGACGTTGCCGCCCTGCTGCGCCAGATGCGCGAGCAGCGGCAGTTCTTCGTGCAGCTGGAAAGCGGCAAGCGCGTCTTCCTGCTGCGCCCGCAAGAAGCTGCCGAGATGCACCACGTCATCAACGGCGTGTCGGTCGATGCCATCGTGCGCTTCACGGTCAAATGGGAGGGCTTCACCGAGGCCGACCTTTTGCCCGGCGGCGCCAGCGATGCGGTGGACTATCACGTGGATCTGTGGCGCGAACTCGTGGGCGATCGGCGCGATTGGGCCAGCAAGATCGCCGACGAGATGGTTGCGCAGATCGAGCGTCGCGCAGCGCAGCGCAAGGCCGAATCGGGAAACTGATTGCCCACCTCGATGCGCAGCACGAGGATTGGGCGATCGATGAACCGCAGTGCGCCAGCGCGCGCAATGCCATCGCTGCCTGGAACCTGCTGTCCAACGGGATGGGCGGCATAGACTGGCACGGCCTGCCCCTGGTGGCTGCGCACCTGGGTATCGCCGACGTGGAGGCGTTGATCGACGACTTGGGCGCCATCAAGACCTGGCAGCCGCCGGGCAAGCGCAAGGATCGCGAGGCTGAGGCTGAAGACGATGAACAACTGGAGCAGTAGCCGATGGCTCTAGCCACGCTGTCGATCGACATTCGCGCCGAGTTCGCCAAGTTCGAGGCGGACCTGAACCGCGCTGCCGGCTCGGTGGAACGCGCGGCGGCCCGCATGGGCCGTGGCTTCTCGGGCGTCGGCGCCGTCTTCACCGGCTCGCTGCTGGCCAATGCCGCCTCGCAACTGGCGAGCAGTGTCATCGGCATCGTGCCTTCGCTCGTCGAAGGCGCCGCTGCGCTGCAAGACCTGGAGGAAAAGACGGGTGCCAGCGCCGAGGCCCTGTCCGCGCTCATCACGCCGGCCGATGTTGCGGGCATCAGCGTCGATCAGCTCGCCGGCTTCATGGTCCGGCTTACAGGCACGCTGAGCAAGACCAGCGAGGAGAGCAAGGGCGCGGGTGCAGCGCTGAAGCTCCTGGGCCTGAATCTTGAGGAGTTCCGCGCGCTCAAGCCCGAAGAGCAGTTCGGCACGCTTGCCGAGCGGCTGGCGCAAGTCAGCAACGGCGCCGACCGCACGGCTGTGGCCCTCGCGCTGCTCGGCAGAGGCAGTGCTAACGCGCTGCCGTTCTTGAAGGAACTGGCGCAGAGCGGCGTCACGCAAAATCGCCTCACGGCCGAGCAGATCCGCCTGGCCGACGAGCTGACCGACCGTAACGCCAAGCTGCGCAGCGAGCTGCGCCAGGCCGCGCAGGTGGCCGCATTGCAGGCGCTGCCGGCATTCAACGCGCTGACCGAGGAACTGGTCAAGGCGATCCAGAAACTCACGGGCATCGACTCGGCGGCCACGCAGCTTGCAGCCAACAACGGCATCCGCGCCTTCGCGCAGAGCGCGGCCGAAGGCCTGGCAGTGCTGGCTGATGCGGCGGTGTTCTCCGGCCGCGCCATCGGCACCGTGGTGGCGGGCGTGAAGAGCGCCGACGCCAACCTCAAGCTCGGCAAGCTGGCGCTCGACAATCCCAAAGCAGTAGCCGAGTTCGTCGCCAGCGGCACCGGCCCGCTCAAGGAAGCGCTGGACGCGCGCAACGCCGCCGTCGCCGATGCCAACAAGCGCCTGATCGGCCTGCTGCAAGGTGATGACTTTGCCCTAAGCCGCGGCCTGCGCGAGCGCTTCGCTGCCGAGAAGCTCGGTGAGCAGGCCGGGCTGAACGACATCTCGAAGTTCGCCGCGCCGCGCCCGCAGCCCGGCCCGCGCTTCCGGCCCATCGCCTCCGACAACGAGGCCAACAAGGCCCTGCGCGAAGCCGAGCAGGAGCGCAAGGCCATCCTCGACCGGCAGATCAAGGCGCTCGACGCCGCCCTCGGCCTTGAGCGCGATCAACTGCAGTTCCACGAGGACTACCTCGAGCGCGTGTACCAGGACGGCGCGCTCAGCGTGGCCGAGTTCTACAACGAGCGCCGCCAGATCGAGGCGCGCGGCCTGCAGCAGCAACTCGACACCTTCAAGGCCGAGGAGGAGGCGCTGCGCGCGTTCCTGGCCCGCACCACCGATCCGAGCGAGCGCATCAAGACCGAGGAGCGCATCGACGAGGTGCGCGCCAAGTCCGCGCGCGCGCTGGAGCAGTACAGCCGGCAATCGGTGCTCGGCTTCAACGACCAGGCGCGCGCCACGCAGCAGGCCACCGAGCGCCTGCGCGAGTTCCAGGCTCAGGCGCTCGAGCTGCAGGGCGATGCCGGCGGCGCTGCTCGAATCCGCGCCGAGCTGGCGATCGAGCAGGCACGCCGCAGCGCGCGCAGCGTCGGCATCTCCGAAGACGACATCCGCTCCTTCGAGCGCGCGCAGCAAGCGGCCGTCGCCTTCGGCGACGCGCAGCGCGGCGTGCAGGGCATCACCTCGCGTCTGGCCGACGCGGAGGAGCGCATCGCGCTGGCTGCACGCGTGTCCGGCGCCAGTCGCGCCGAGACCGAGCAGCAAATCTTCGCCGTGCGTTCGCGCGCGCTCGATCAACTGCGCCAGCAACTTGCCGCCACCGAGGCGCTGGCGCAGTCGGCAGACCCCAACAGCCCGGCCGTCGAGTTCGCGCGGCAACTTCGCCTGGAGGTCGAGCGCCTGAGCGTCGCCGTCGATCCTGCGCTGGAGCGCCTGCGCGATCTCGGCGACGAAGTGGCCGACGCCTTCGGTCAGGCCGCCGGCGCGCTGTCGCTCAACTTTCGCGACGCCAAGAGCATCATCGACAGTCTCGAGCAGAGCCTGCTGCGCATCGGCACGCGCGAGCTTATCGAGCGGCCGTTCGCCGACTTCGTGCGCGGATTCATCAGCAGCGTGACAGAGCCGGGGCAGGGTGGCGGCTTTGGCGAGGCGATTCGCAACGTGTTTGTGGTGGGGCGCCAGCCCGGCGGCAACTTGCCGGTATTCACGCCGCCCATCAACCCGAACGAGCCGCGCCTGCCGACGTTCACCGAATCGGCGCTCGGCGGGCGCGGCGCGTCCGTCCCCATCGCCAGCGCCGGCACCGTGCAAGCGCTGGATGCCCTCACGCTGGCCGCGCAACGGGCCGCTGACGCGCTCGGCGGGCCCGGTCGAGGGCAGGGTAGCGTCGCTGGCATCGGCGGCCTCCTGGGCCTTCCTCGCGGCTTTGCCGCCTTCGACATCTTCGGCACCGGTATCGGCAGCGAGCAACCCGGCGCCGAGCGCGACGTGCTGCGCCGCATCGAGGCCAGCGTCGGCGGCGAGAGCGCCGACGTGCTAGCGCCGCTGCGCGACGGCGTCGAAGGCGTGCTGCCGCAGCTCGCGCGCCTGGGCGAAGACGCGCTGAGCCTCGGCGGCGTGTTCGCGCAGCAACTGCCCGCGCTGCTGGCGCAGGTGTTCTCGGGTGCAGGCGGCGGCAGCGCGGGCATCTTCGGTGCCCTGGGCAGCCTGTTCGGCTTCGCCCAAGGCGGCTACACCGGCCCCGCCCCGGCCACGGCCGCGGTGGGCGTGGTGCACGGCGGTGAGTACGTCTTCAGCGCTGCCGCAGTGCAGCGCCTGGGCGTGCCCGCGCTCGAGCAGATGCACCAGCAGGCGCGCGGCGGCGCGCCGCGCGTGCACCTGCCGGGCTATGCCGACGGCGGCTACGTGCACGTGTGGCGCGGCAACGAAGACCGATCTCCGCAGGTCCGCGGCGACCGCATCACCAATGTCAACGCACCTATCACCAACCGCATCAGCGGCCCCGTGGACAAGCGCACCCAGGCGCAGATCATGGCAGCGCAGCGCCGCGCGATCGCGCAGGTTGTGGCACGGGGGACGGCCTGATGGCCTGGCTGGGCACGCCGCTGCCGGACCTGATCGCGCGCGGCGCCACGGGTGGCCTGGGCTTTAAGACGACCTTGGTCGAGTCGCAGGGCGGCTTTGAGTTCGGCGTCCAGGAATGGGCCTACACGCGAGGCCGCTGGAACATCAGCCAAGGGCTGAAGAAGCTGCTGCCCGACGGCACGGTGGCCCCCAGCAGCACGCGCCACGAGGCCGCACGCAACCATCTCTTCATGGCGCGCGGGCGCGCCCACAAGTGGCCGTTCAAAGACTGGACGGACTACGTGTGCCACCGCGCGCACGGCCGCTTGGTACAGCTCACGAGCACCACTTTCCAGATCGCCAAGGTGTATGGCGACAATCCCACGTTCGAGTACGTGCGCCGCCTCACCCGGCCGGTGAACGACACGGTGCAGGTCTGGCTCAGCGGCGTACTGCAGAGCGGTGGCTACACAGTCAACTACGGTGATGATGCCGCTGGCGGCATCGTCACTTTCTCCAGCGCGCCCGGCGCCGCCACGCGCGAAGTCGCGTGCCAGTTCTACGTACCCTGCCGCTATGACGTCGATCAAGTCAACGCGCGTCTCGTGCATCGCCGCGGCGACGGCACCTTGTTCTTGGCCTGGGAAGATATCGACATCGTCGAGGTGCGCGAGTGAGATCCTGGCCGGCCAACCTCGTCACCGAGTCCCAGAACCAATCGCCACGCTTGGCACTGGCGCTGCTTATCGAACGCTCCGACGGCACCCGCCTCGCTGCCACCACTGCCGATATTGCGAGCACTCTCGACGGCATACCGCTGGCCGGCGCTACCGTCAACGGCGTCGAGTTCGATCCAGCGGATGGCACAGGCGTCAACGTCAGCGCCATTTCCCGCAGCGTCGGCACCGATGTAGACAACCTCGAGGCCGAGGTGCTCGAAGGCGGCGTCGTGACGTTGCCCGACGTGCTTGACCAGCGTTGGCACGCTGCGCCCTGGGTTGTGGGCCTGTACTGCTGGGCGCATCCAGAGTACGGCTTCGGCCCCATCTCGTGCGGCATCGTTGGCAAGGTGAAGCCGAGGCTTGGCCACTTCATCATGGAGCTGCGCGACATCCGCCAGCTTCTCAATGGCAACCCCACTCCAATCACGCAGAAAGGTTGCCTGTGGACCCTAGGCAGCAACTCCGAGCGCGACGGCTTTTGCCGCTTCGACACATCCGGCGTCACCTGGACCGACGTGCCCGTCACCGCTGTGTCCTCCGCGCGCCAGTTCACCGCGTCCTCGCTGGCCGCCATCGCCGATGATGCCTTCGGCAATGGCCTGCTGACCTGGACGCTTGGGCTGAATGCCGGGCGCCAGGTGCGCATCATCGCCTCGGCGGCCGGCGTCTTCACGCTCGACGAAGACATGGTGCGCGGCATCCAAGTGGGCGATGAGTTCACCGCGGTGTGGGGCTGCCGCGGCCGCTTCCAGGAAGATTGCGTCGGCAAGTTCTCGGCCATCACGCCTGGCCAGTACCTGAACTTCGGCGGCTTCCCGCATGCCCCCGGACCCGACAAGGCCCTGAACCCGCCGGGGCAGGACGCATGAGCATCAACCTGTCGCGCTGGATCTGGACCGGCACCGCCACCGCAGCCCAGGTGATAGCCGCCGCGCGCGCTCTCAAGGGCACGCCGTTCGTGCCGCATGGCCGCCTGCCCGGTGTGGGCGCCGATTGCATCGGCGTGGGCGTGCTCACCTGCCGCGCTTGCGGATTGGTCGCGCCAGATGCCGATGTCACCGGCTACCCACTCATTCCCGATGGCAGCCTGCTGGACATCTGCGATCGCATGCTCCTGCGCGTCAGCGCGCCGCGCATCGGCGGCATGTCGGTCTTCGTCATGGGCGGCGCGCAGGCACACCACTTGGCAATCGTCGTGCCCTACGCGCACGGCGGCGTGTCCTTCGTGCACGCGGTCGGCCCCGGCGCGCCGAACATGGTGCGCGAGAACCGCCTGATGCCTCCCATGCGTCTGGTGCGCAACTACGCGATCCCGGGGGTGGCGTAATGGCGCAGCTCGCAGCGGGCATCGCCGGCGGGGTCGTCGGCTCGTTCTTCGGCATGCCGCAGCTGGGCTTCGCGCTCGGCTCGGCCATCGGCGGTATCGCCTTCGCGCCCAAGCCGCCCAACCCAGAGGTTGGCTCTCTCGCCCCCACCGAGGTGGAGTACGGCTTTCCCATCCCGCGCGTCTTCGGCACGCGCAGAATGCCCGGATGGCGACTGTACCAGTCCGAACTTGAGGCCGTCTCCCAGCGCGTCGAAACCAAGGGCAGCAGCTCGCGCACGGTCGGCTACCGCTACCGATGCAACATGGGCTTGCTCATCTGCCGTGCCGGCGTGCAGGCCGCGGTGCGCATCTGGCGCAACAAGGAGATGGTGGCCACCTTTCGCACCGATGCGGATTGGGAGGACATTGCCGCATCGCTGATCAGCCGCCACTGGCAGGAAGCCACTTTCTACCCCGGCGACGACGACCAGCTGCCGCATCCCGCCTACGAAGCCGACCCGCAGTTCGGCGGCAACGTGCCCGCCTACCGCGGCTGGGCCACCATCTGGTTCGACGGCGCATGGTGCGAAGGCCGCACCCCGCCGGCCATCGAGGTCGAAGTCACCACAGGCCCGGAAGACGGTTTCGGCGTGTCGGTCTGGACGCTGATCAGCACCGACAACGGCACATTCAGCCGCGCGCCCGGCAGCGTCGGCTACGAATCCGTGAGCGTGGTGCCGGTCAAGTCGGCCGGCCGGTTCGTCTTCAACGGTGGCGGGTATGGGGGCGTGAGCACCTACGCCACCAAGGAAGAGGCCATCGCCTTTGGCTACTCGCTGTCGCCCACCGCCATCGAGCAAACGGGCAGCGTGCTGGTGGACATCGACCCCGCGCCCACGCTGGTGAGTTCCGTCGCCTCGGGCGGCGAGATTCTCGAAAACTACCGCGTCAATGGGACGATCTTCTACTTCTCGCCGCCGCCCGGCAGCTACGCGCAGAACGCCTACGAGTGGTCGGTCAGCTACACCAACCCGTCGTCCACCTTCGATGTGCTGGCGGGCATGGACTACAGCACGCAAGACATCGCTTTTGACGCCAGCGCGGATGGCATGGCGGCCAACATCGTGCCGGGTTCATCCGATGTGCCAGCAGTCGGCGCCACGGCCAACACCGACACCCCGGATGTCGAGGCCACGCTCATCGCCGTGGCGGGGCAGGCCACCGCCTACGTGCACACCGGCTACAACAACACGCGCTATGTCCTACGCGACGGCATCGTGTACCTCGGCAGCACGACCGAAGGCGCGAAGGTGTGGCGCTACGTGCAGGGCACCGGCACCCCCACGCACGAGGTCACCGTGGCCGCGTTCCCCCTCACGGTGGGGGGTTTGGCGTGTGACGGCACCACGCTCTACGTGCTGTCCAGCACCCTCAAGCAATACAACGCCGCCGACCTGATCAGCGCCGGCCCGGACCTGACCTCGCCCCCGGGTTCGGTGATCTTCTGCAACTCCGCAGGGAACCTCTACTGCTACGACAGCCAGCGCCTGTACCAGTACACCGCCGGGTCGTGGAACATCGTGCTCGACGTGACCGGCAGCCCGTTCAACGGTGCCACGATGCTGCACCCGCCCTTGTATGAAGGCGGGTTGATGTATGCGATCCAGAGCACCACTGGCCCGTCGGGCTTCCTCGCGTGGGAGGGCATTCTCTCGCTGCCGGCGGTCACGCCCGAGGGCGTGGCGCTCAATACCATCCTCGCAAACTATGCCGAAGCGTGCGGCATCAATCTTGACCAGGTGAACCTTGCCGAAACCGCCGGCATTACCGTGGAGATCGGCTACACGGCGCAGGGCACCGGCAAGTTTGTGTTTGACGAACTGTCCACGGCCTATAACTTCATGGTCCTGAACGACGGATACGGCATCAAGACCCGCCTTCGTGGGCAGGCTTCCGTCGCCACCATCACCTATGAAGACCTCGGCGCCGGTGTCGATCAACCGGCAGATGAACCCATCGAGCCCGACACCGACTCGGCCGCCGAAGTGCCGCGAAGAATCAGCGTCAGCGCAGCAAACGGGGACGCAGATCACCAGGTCGAGACGCAGACGGATGACCGCATCCTGGGACCGAACGTCCAGACCGACAGCCTTTCGCTCAACCTGTCGATCACGCCCAAGAAGATCAAGGGCATCGCCAACAGCATCGCGGCGGATCGCAAGACCGCGGCGAACGTCGGCTTGATGGCGGTGGGCCTGAAATACATCGACCTCGAACTCGGCGACATCGTGACCGTGGTCAAGGAAGGTGAATGGTCGCGCCGTGTCCGGCTGGTGCGTGAGTCCTTCGCGGACTACGTGCGTCAGTTCGATTGGGTGCTCGACCGCGCCGCAGACATTCAGGACGAAGGCATCGTCAGCGAAGCCGGGGCCGCCGAGCCGACGCTGACGATCGAGACGCCTGGCATCGCCGAGGTGCTGCCCATCGACAGTCCGTTGGAGCGCGACGCCGACAACACCGCCGGCCAATACGTCGCGGTCGATCTTCGCGACGGGGCGGACTTCGCCGGTATCTACCACTCGTCCACCGCGGACGGGAGTTTTGAGAACGCCGGCAACGTCAGCAGCGAGGCCGCAGTGGGCACGCTGCTCACCTCCCTGCGGGCGTGGGATGGGCGCTACTCCTGGGATGGCGCAAGTACGTTCGACGTGCTCATGGCCGATGGGGCCACGCTGACCAGCAGCACCAAATCCGCCATGAGCCTGGACCTGTCGATCAACAACATATTGATCGGCTCCACCACCCGCGGCTGGGAGCGCGCGCGTTTCATCAATGCTACGCTGATCGCAACCAACACCTTCCGCGTGTCCGTGATGCTGCGCGCGATGAAAGGCACCGAGGCCCTGGCGTTCAGCCACATCCCCGGCGAACGGCTGATCGTGCTGTCGCTTGATGGAGTGCGAAGCGTCAACCTCGATCTTTCCGCGGCCGGCACGCACTACTGGAAAGCCGTGGCCCCGGGCAGGAACGTCACAACCACGCCAGCGGTGTCGTCGCCCTTCGAGTCCGTGCGCACCAAGCCGCTGTCGCCCACGCGCATGCGTGCGAACCGCGATGGCTCGGGTGATGTGACGTTCACCTGGTCGCCACGCACGCGCTTCGGCACGAACTGGAACACCGCCACCTTCCCCAACAGCGAGTTGCTACCCCAGTACCGCGTCGAGGTGTTCGCTTTCGGCAGCTTCGGCACGCCGGTCCGGGTGCAGATCGTGACCGCCGCATCGTTGACCTACACCTCGGCCCAGCAGTCGGCCGATGGAGTGATCGATCCCAACCGCATCGCCATCCGCGTCCGCGCCCTCGGCCCCACCGGTCAGGCCGGAACCCCTCTTGAAAGCGTCATCTGATGGCACTCGAATACGAACAGATCCCGGACGGCGACCTGCAGCCCTACCCGAAGATCAACGACAACAACGAGTCTCAGGGGCAGGTCTGGACGTTCGCACGCATCGTCGGCCAGAGCAGTGGGCTGGTCGTCCGAATCGGCGGCGGGCACTACAAAGGCATCAACGTCGCCGGCGCCGACCTGACCTGCACGGACAGCGCCACGAACTACATCGTCGCTGCGCGCACCGGTGGCGCGCTGTCCGTGTCCACGGCAACAACCAACTGGAACAACGGCACGACTTACGGCCGTGTGGGACGCGCCGTGTTTGCTTCTGGTGTGCTCACGTACCTGGACGCGCGGTACGACGACGGCGGCGTTTTCGATCACGCGGCCACTACCGCGATTTCTGATGGAGACAAGGGCGACATCGTTGTCAGCGGCTCAGGCGCAACGTGGACGATCGAAAACGAGGCAGTCACCAACGCCAAGCTGTCGAACGTGGCGACCAAGACGCTCAAGGGACGAAACAGCGCCGGCGCTGGCGCTGTCGAGGACTTGAGCATTGCGCAGGCTGCGGCCCTTCTCGGCACACGCGTCGTCTCGCTCACGGATGGCGGGAACATCGCTGTCGATGCCGAGTCTGGCGGAGCAAACAACTTCCGCGTCACCCTGGCCGGCAACCGCACGCTCGACAACCCGACAAACATGATCGACGGCCAGCCGCTAAACTTTTTCATCAAGCAAGACGGGACAGGAAGCCGCACTTTGGCATACGGCAGCAAATACGACTTTCCGGGCGGCACGGCCCCTGTCTTGAGCACGGCAGCCAGCGCGCGCGATCTGTTGGCCTGCGTCTACGACGCCACAGAAGACAAGCTGCTGTGCGTGCTGAACAAGGCATTCTCGTGATGGTGCGCAGGCCGCGCGCGGGCGATTTTGAACGCGATGGAGAAAGCGGCTTGCTGCTGCCGCGCCGCACAATAGAACGCGCTCACCCGCAGTACCTTGGCCCGCCATTCTTCAGCGGCGGCTCAGACGATCAATACGCCAGCTCGGTTGTGCTGCTGATGCACGGCGATGGCGCCAACGGTGGCACGACATACACGGACAGCAGCAGCTACGCGCGCACGGTCACCAACTACGGCGCCGGCACGGTAACCACTTCAACGGCGCAAGCCAAGTACGGCACTTCGTCGCTGCTGTTCCCGGGCGATGCGCGGCTGGCACCGCCGGACTCTTCCGATTTTCAACTCGGATCATCGCCACTGTCGCCGATGACGCTGGAATTCTGGTTGTACTTCAACAGTGTCGGCGGCACGCAAGTCGTGCTCGACAACCGCGCCGGGGCGACAACGTCCACATGGTCAAACGTCCTTGATAGCGGAAAACTCAACTTCTACGACGGATCATCGCTGCTACCGACCACAACAACGATTGCAATTGGAACTTGGATTCACTACGCAGTGAACAAGGCCGCCGGCGACGGCGGGCGCTGGGACTTGTACGTCAACGGCGTCTCTGAGAACAACTTCGTTTTGAACAACGGCGGCGAGACCAACTGCAACATCGGCGGCCGAGAAGACAACGCTTTCTACCTGAGCGCGCACATGCACATGCGCTGGACCATCGGCGCAGAGCGCTACCCCGGCGGCACGAGTTTCACGCCACCGGCTTCGTTCATGTGAGCGCGGGTGGGCGCGGACTACACATCACCAACCTCTTTCTAGTTCCCCCATGTTCGGACGATTCACCATCCATGTACTGTTGCTGTTTGCGGCGTTGACCAACGGCGCCCATGCGCAAACCTGGACGCCCATTGCCAACGAAGGCCAGCCCTTCACCGTGCCCGCGAGTTCCATCGTGCGCTACGGCGCCGACACGCGATGGATCGAGCGCGAGTTGCCGTCTGGTGGAGCGGGTCAGTGCACAAATGCATGGTTCGGCAGCGACCCGGCTGTTGGTATCAAGAAGGCGTGCCAGATCAATCCGATTGTGCCCGTGCCCACGCCTGCACCGCCCGCCCCCGTGCCTGCCTGCTGGCCGACGCAGGTGGGCGGTGCTGGTACGCCTGCACGCATGGTGGTCATTGCACCCGCGGGCACGGCACCCAAGACTGCGGAGCCGGTGCATGTGTTGTGGTGGTATTGCGCATCATCCTTGGAGCCAAGCGGCTGGCGCTCGACGCACCTCATGTGCCCGCAGAGCAAGCTCACGCAGTGCCTGCTCGGCGTGCCGATGCTGAACCCTGCGGCCCTCGCCGCCGCGTGGCAGGCATCACCACCACGCCCAGCGGGCGATGCCGACATAGGTTGGGCGCAGACCGCATGGCGCGAGCAGCACGACAAGCCGCCACCGGCGCCGCCTGCGCAGACTTGGGTGGTTGCCAAGGCCGCAAGCAATGCCAACCCGCCTGGCACGCGTCCGGCTTTCATCGCCATCAAGGGCGAGCTGACGGCGCTGTATCACACCGAGCGCGTGAGAGAGGGCGAGCCGTGCGACTGCAACAAGGCTTCGGTTCAGAGGGGGGCGACACGCTACTGCCAGGTGGGTACGCGCGACGATAAGGTGGCGGTGTGCGTCAAACGGTGAGCATCGGTGCTACCCCGCATGAGGTATGGGGCAAGGGCGCGACGCAGATGCCGGTGCTGCCGCCCACATGCCTGCAGGCGTTGGGATTGCCGTACACGCTGCCATTGCCGCCGTTGCGAGAGCAATGGCAAGCCTTGAGCGGAATGCTGGCCCCCGGCTGGCGCAGTCAATCGTGAGCAGTTGCCTTGCCTACGGCGTGACCGAGGCCATCGGCAGCCGTGCCGGCCGCCTTCACAAGTACGACAACCGCTGGGCGATGGAATGCATGAGGCGCGGCGTGACCGTGCGGTTCGGCCGTTGGGACTTCAAGGAGCGCCCGCGCCTGACTTTGGAGACGGAAGCCCGTGCCGCCGCAGAGATGGCCGCTGCCGTGTTCCCCGACTGGAAACAACGACTTCAACAGGGAAGGCCATGAACTCCAATCCACCGATTGACCCTGTGACCGTAGCGATTGCCATCGCGGGCACGGCTTTTTCGCCGCAGCTCGCGCAATTGATCGGACCGTATGCGGTGATCGTCTTGGCAGCGATCCTGGGCGCAGGCATCAGTGCGGGCCTGCGCGACCAATCCAGCCGCACGAGCACGCTGCTGCACATGGTGACTTGGGTGGGCCTGTCGCTGCTGTTTACCGTTCCGCTGTCCATGCTGGTCATGGCTTACGCAGTGCCCGAAGGTGTGCAGTTGCAGTGGCTGCTCGGCCCCGTGGCCACGCTGATCGCGGGTGTGGGCCACCGCTGGCCGCAGTTGCTGGTGTGGCTCGTCATCGAGCGCGGATGGATGGACTACCTGCCCGGCCGCAAAAGGGAGCCGCAATGAACTGGTCAGACAAGATTTACCTGGTGGCGTTGGGAAACCTGATCCTGTGCACCGGGATCGGCTGGTCATGCGTGTGCCGGCTGGGTCAACTCGGGGTGCGCTCCCGTTCTCGCTTCGTGGCGATGTACGCCGTGATGTTGATGGCCGCCACAGCCTGCGGGTTTCAGCCGCTGCTGTTCGGTGAGTGGCCCGGCTTGTCTGACCTCATCATCAACGGCGCCATGCTCTACATGCTCATGAGTGGGCGCAGGGCGTGGCAGTTCGGCCCGCCGCAGTACACGCTGCGCGCCGACGCCATCGACACCGAGCAAGTGCAGCATGTGGCGGGCGGCCGGCAGTGAGCGCAGCGCTGTATCGCACGCGCGTCTATCACGACGGCGTGAAGCCGGGCATCGTCATCAGCGCAGGCGTGAGGCGCCGGGTCGACAACTGCCCGCAGATCCCGGGCCTGCCCAATTTGGTGGGCATTGACTACGCGCAGGAAACCGCGACCTACGTCATCACGCCGCAGTTCGGTCCGCGCCGCGAGATGAAAGCGCACGAGATCGCCGCGTGCAAGGCGTGGCTTGAACTGGTGGCGCAAGGCAAGGCTTGAAGCCGCACGCGGGGCGCGGCTCGTCTGCCCCGCCACTCTCTGAAGGGATACAACACATGGACATCATTGCGATGGGCTTGGCGCTGATCGTCGGCGCTGCATTGGGCGCTGGCGGCTACCGCTACATGCTGAAGCGCGACCCCGCAGCGCTCGAAGCGTGGGCGAAGAAGCTCAAGGAAGCGAGCCACCAGTGAGCGCCGATCCGCCGTGGCTGCAGGGCGCGAGGCGGTACATTGGCCTGCGCGAGATCAAGGGGCCGGGCACGGAGCCCACGATCTCGCGCTGGCTGCGTGACCTGCGCGCGTGGTGGCGCGACGACGAAACGCCGTGGTGCGGCACCGCAATGGCCGCATGGATGCAGGAGGCTGGCATCACCCCGCCGAAGCATTGGTATCGCGCGCTCGCGTGGCTGGAGTTCGGGGTGCCTGTGACGTACCCAGCCCGTGGTGCAGTCGTCGTCTTCGACCGTGAGGGCGGTGGGCATGTGGGCATCGTCACTGGCGTTGACCACATCGGTCGGCTGCTCGTGCTCGGCGGCAACCAAGGCGATGCGGTCAACGTGGCCGCCTTCGAGCCGCACCGCGTGCGCGGCTACCGCTGGCCGGCAACGCACCTTGCGCTGATGCCTGCCGATCGAGCTCCGGTGTTCGCGCACGCTGGACAAAGCTCGCGGAACGAGGCGTGAGCTACTTTGCCGGCGCTCTGGCGATCGCCTTGGTCGTGTCCGTCGCAGGGAATGCGTGGCACTACGGCCAGGCCGTCAAGGCAAGAGACGAGCTACGGCAGGTGAAAGCCGAAGCGCAAGCGGAAGCGGGCCGCCGCACCATGGTCGTGATGGAGATCGTCAATGCATCCGAGACGAAAGCCGAGACTCACCGCCGCGACGCCGATGCTGCTCGCGCTGCTGTGCAGCGCCTGCGCCAGCAACTCGCCGCCACTGCCGAGCGTGCCGCCGCTCCCGCCGCAAGCGCGTCAGCCCCTGACGCCGCCCCAATGCTTGCCGACATGCTCGGCCAATGTGCGGAGCGACTTCGAGCGATGGCTGAATACGCTGACCGGGCAGCCAGAGCCGGACAAGCCTGCGAAGCCAGCTACGACGCCTTGAAGTAGGTGAGCGGGCCTCGCGCTACTGAGGCTGCCCGTTGTCGGCGCGCCCTGCGCTCGATCTAACTAACTCCACCCGAAGGCTCTCATGAGAACACCAGCGCTCACTGCGCTGGCGCTGCTGTGCGCGCAAGTCGCCGTTGCACAGACCGCCAGCACGACCCCATCGCCCGTGCCTGCGGCTGCGGCATTCGACCTGTACCGCGGTACCAGCATCGTCACGCGCAGCCACCGCACGCATGAGGCGTGCGTCGATGCGGCCCGTGCTGACACGCTGACCCGCGCTGCGAACGGCCGCTACTCGTGCCGCAGCCGGGTGAACTTCACGACGACCTTTACCGCAGCACCGCCGCCCACCGTGGGCCAGGCGGATCTGAGCTGGAGCGCGGTGTCCGACCCGCGCGTGATCGCCTACCGCGTGTACTGGGGCACCGCCCCAGGCGTGTACAGCCAACCCTACGGCCAGGGCGTGCTCGTCACCTCCACCACGCACCGCGTGGCCGACCTGCCGGGTGGCCGCACGTACTACTTCGCCGTGACGGCGGTGGGCGAAGGTATCGAGAGCGGATACTCGAGCGAGGCGAGCAAGGCGATCCCGTAGCCGCCGCGCAAGTGCCTGTCACCATTGGCGCCAGGCCGATTGCAAATCCGTCCAGGGCGGTTCGACTCCGCCCCGCGCCTCCAACCTTCATAGCTGAAACCAGCTGACAACCGGCTCGCAGCCGGTGCCGCGCTGCCTCAAAACGGTAGCAGCGCTACCGCTCAACGGACAGGGTTGGCCGTACAGTCGCGGCCATCATGTCGATCAGCGTGCAGCGGCGCGGGCAGCGCCACCAGTTGCGGGTGATTCATCGGCTGCTGCTCAAGCCATTCTTCTTCACGTTCGACGACGAGGACGAGGCGCGCAGCTACGGGCAGCGCCTGCATGCGCTGCTGGAGCGCGGCATCGTGCCAGGCGAGTTGCTGGTGCAGGACCAGCGTGCGGACGATCCGCTGGTGATCGAGGTGGTGCGCGAGTACGTGAAGACGGCGCCCAACCTCACGCCGTCGGACGATGCGCTGTTGGGCACGATGCTGGGCGAGCTGGCGCTGCTGCGCGTGTCGGCCATCACGTATGCCTGGGCCGACCGGGTTGCAACGTCCACCACCCGATCGCAGGAACGCCCACCCCGCAGATGAGTCTCGGCCGCTTTGCCCTGCTGCTGCTCGCGGGCTACTTCGCCTATCGCTGCAGCACGCTCGGCCCGTTG